GCCGGAACGCTCACCCTCGCCGGGATTCAAAGCGCGATCACGCTCAACCCAAGCGGACGCTTCGAGTTCGTCAACTGGAATTTCTCAGGCGCCGCCGGCACGAAGAAGATGTACGGGGCGGACGGCAGGAATCCGGCCTTCGAGTTCGACGGCACGGTATTCGCGCCGATTCACACCGGCATGACGATTGACATGCCGCTATTCATCACGGCGCACAAGAATCAACTGTTCCTCTCGTTCCTGGGCTCGGTGCAGCACTCTGGACCTGGTACGCCGTTTATCTGGTCCGTCATCCTCGGCGCGGCCGAGTTGGCGATGGGCGATACCGTAACCGGTTTTAGCGAGGAACCCGGTTTTACAGGAGGCGGCGCGCTTGCGATCTTTTGCCGGGCCAGGATCAAGGTGCTCTACGGCAGCGGGGTTTCGGATTGGCAGTTGACCGACTACCGCGAGAACATCGGCGCCGTGGCCTACACGGCGCAGACGATGGCGCAGTCGGTGTTCCTCGATGATCGCGGTGTCACCAATCTGGTGACGGTGCAGCGCTACGGCAACTTCTACCATGGCGTGCTGACGAATGCCGTGCGCAAAACCCTTGTCGAACGAAGAACCACCGCATGCGCCTCCTGCGTGTCCTTCGACCTGTCGCAGTACCGGGTGTTCTTCACCTCGGGCTATGCCTACTTCATCACCATGATCGGGGAGAAAATCGTCGGCATCGGGCAGATTCTCTACCCGAACGCGGTGCGCTGCATTGCGACCGGCCGTAAATCTGACGGTTCGGAAGAAATCATGTTCGGCTCGGATAACGGTTTCGTCTTCCAGATGGAGCGGGGCACGAGCTTCGACGGCGAGCAGATCGAGGCGTATTTCAACCTCGCCTATAACTTCCAGAAGGCGCCCCGGAACAAAAAGCATTACCGCAGGCTCGCGCTCGAAGTCACGGCATCGACCTACACCGAGTTCAACGTCGGCTACAGCCTGGGCTATGGGAATGCCGAAATCAGCCAGGCGCTCGACCAACTCAAGACGATGGACTTCTCGCCTGTCCGTTGGGATGCGTTCACGTGGGATGCGTTTTTTTGGGACGGCACGGAGCTTTTGCCGAAGACTGCGGACCTGGGCGGATCGGCTGAGAATATCTCGCTCGTGATTCGCAGCGTGTGCGACTACTGCGCAAATTTCACTGTGACCGCAGCCATGATCCATTTTGAGATGCGCCGCGCACTGCGCTAAAAAGGAGAAAATCATTCCGAACAATTTTTTTAATCCTGATGGTAGCCCTTCTACTTCCTCCTTCGGCTCGTCCGCCACGATCAGGAACGATTTCAGCGCGATTGGCGCAGGATTCGACAAACTTGCACCTCTTACCGGCAATGCGCTGAAACTGGTAAGGGTCAATGCCGCGGAAACATCATATGAACCAATAGCGGCAACGCCTGCGTCGTTGGGCTTGAATTTTGCTGATGCAGAAGTCGCAACGGGAGCAATTAACGGCGTGGGCGCTGTCGGAAACGCGGTATTCGTGCTAGCGAACATTCCGAATCCGGCAGCCAGTTGCTACGCCAAACACAAAGATGGACCAGACTTCCTTGGCGGCGGGATCAATTTCAATCTTGTAGGGAAAACGGCCACGTTCGTCGCTGGATCACTCCCGCAGGCAGGCGATCAGGTGTTTTGGTTCTATCGATACTAAGGACGTCACGATGCCATCTGGTTTGATTGCCAATGCCCTCAACACCGATCCGACGAAAACGCCCGTCTCTCCGGATAGCGGAAACGTTTATCAAGCTCAGGCGACTGGGTACGATCCGTCGCTCCGCACGGTGGACCCGAGCACCCAAACCACGGCGGGCCAGCTTGCGGGACTTCTCGCAACCGATAACCCCGTGATGCAGCAAGCCCGCGCCGGCGCGATGCAGACCGCAAACCAGCGCGGCCTGCTCAATTCATCGATCGCAGCCGGGGCAGGGGAGAACGCCGTCATCCAGTCCGCGCTGCCGATCGCACAGTCGGACGCCGCCACCTACTCCAATGCCGCGGCAGCCAACCAGGGTGCCCAGAACACCGCCGGCCAGTTCAACGCGGGGAACGCGACCAGCGTCAACCTGGCCAATACCGGGGCGCTGAATGTGCCAGGCACCATCGGCACGCAGACGCAGGCGCAGAAGTCCCTCGCTGAGCAGGGCGCGCAGTTGCAGGCGGGCACCATCATCCCGGCCCAGACGCAGGCGCAGACGACGCTTCAAGCGCAGTCGGGCCAGATACAGCAGCAGTTGCAGACGCTGCGCGGCACCCAAGCGACGGACCTCGCCAACATCGAGGGGAACTTCAGGAGCCTGATCCAGACGAGCGCATCGGCGACCGGGTTCTATTCGGGCATCGTCGGGCAGATTTCCGCCGTGATGAACGACCCGAACACGAGCGCGGAGCAGAAGGGGAACACGATTACGAACCTGACCAGCATGCTGAATTCGGGGCTGTCGATCATTGGCAGTATAGGTAACGTCGATTTATCCGCGCTCCTCAATTTTGCGCCGACGCCAACATAAGGATAAACCATGGCACCTCCCAGTTTGATTGGCGCACGCTTGGCGCAGCCATCGGCGATTTCGGGCGGACAGGCGCGGCCAACTGCTGCTGCTCCAGCAGCAACGCTCGAAAACGTGCTCGCTCAGAACATCTACGGCATCGGCTATTCCCCTGGATACGCCTACGATGGCGAGGGCACCGTAACGGGATATGACCCATCGAAGAACACGCCCACGAACGATCCGCGGATCGCGCAGCTTGCGGCCATGATTCGTTCAGCAGCGGGGCCGAACTATATCCCCGATGCCGCGACGCTCGCCAAGATCAACACTCTCACCACGCAGCAGTACCAGAGCAGCGGCGGGAAAGCGTCAGCGGGGAATACGCCTGCGACGGTGTTCCGGCTGATTAGCTCGACCGACCCGCAGTTGCAGCAGGCATACAAAGGCTTCGTTGCGACCCCGCAGGGCGCGCAGTTGGCGCAGCAGGGCCAGCAGGGACTAGACTACAAAGCACCATCTGGCAGCGGTAACGTGTTCGGGCCTGGCCTTGGAGGTATTTTGGGAGGGCTTGCAGCGGGTGCAGCGTTCCTGCCGGCGGCGGCGGGCGCGTTTGGTGCTGGTGCGCTCGGCGCGGGCGAGACAGCGGGACTTGGCAGCGGAATCACAGACGAAATGCTGCTCACCGGACAAGCGGCGGGCGCAGGCGGTACAGCGGCGGGCGAAGTTTCGAGCGGATTTTCAGGCATGGGTGCGGGGGCATTCGGTGCTGGCGTTCCTGCTGCTGTCGGGGCTGCCGCAGGTGGAGCAGCCGGCGGGGCGGCAGGTGGCGCTGCCGCAGGCGAGGTAGCGGGCGGAGCGGCGGGCGGTACAGCCACAGGCGCCCCGACAACCACCGAAGGGCTTGCCGCACCGGCCGCCGCACCAGCACCCACGCCGGTTACGCCGACGACACCGCCAGCGGGCAGCTTCGACACCGGCGGCTTTCAGAGCGTGTTCGATCAGGTCGCGGGGAATTCAACCAGCGCAGCCGCGCCAGCAGCAGGCGGGACCGGAACCACTCTTGCCACCGAGACGCCAGCCGTCGCGCAGCCATCGCTCGCCGAGGGCACGGCGCAGACCGGGCTGAGCGGCACCGCGCCCACGCCGCAGTCCTTCCTCAATCCTGAATTGGCCGATCCGACCGCCGGGATTGGCGATACCTCGGCGTTGGGGACCGGCACGGCGTCTTCGGGCGGTGGGCTCATCGACCAAGCGATGAAGTTCGCCGATCTTCACCCTGGGGCCGCAACGGCGCTCGGAACAGTGGCGGGAGGGGCCATTGGCGGTCTGGGCAAGGGCGCTGCCGAAGTCATCGCTGCCAACAAAAAAGCCGAGTCAGACAAGGCGCTGATCGATGCGAAACGGCAGGCCGATCTGGACCTTTTGAGCGGAAGAACTGCGCTCGCGCAGGCCAATTCTTTTAAGGGCAGCATCCCGTTTTCAGCCGCGCCGGGGCAGGTGTTGCGCCGGCCGGATGGCACACCCGTTTTTTCCGCGAACGGCTTGATCGGAAGTCGCGTTAGTTAATATGGGGAACGCCCAAGGTCTAGGAAGTCCGCCTGTTCTTCCTGCTCCTCTTTTTGCGCTTGAGCTTGCGCCAGGCGACGGCCAACTCCTTCGGCAACCATTCTTTGAATTGCTCAAGGTCAATACCGTCAGGCACGTACCATTGTTTCCTACTCATGTCGAACCTGGCTCCGAGCGCCTTTGCGCGGTCCTTTTCAAAGATCATTACGTTGATGTACGTCTTCATGCGCGATCCCAAAGAACCGGCTCTTTCCCTCTTCTGAGCGCCCAGGCGCCAAGTAATCAAGGTACTCGTTTGCCCTCATTGAGGACCGTGTTGATAGCCGGTAGATCAGAGCACGGATTCTCTCTGTCCTGGGTTCACCCGAGATACGGTATGAAGCTAACGCGCCCTGACGGCGCGGCGCAAAGAAAAACCCCTACGGCTGGGTTCCGAGTCGCGGTCGAAAAGAGCAGACACCGAGTTGCTCAACACGACCGAAACCCATGCGTAGGGGTTCGTTTTCGATGTCATTTCGCGTTTCGACACGCGGCTCGTCCTTGCTCCGAGCGAGGCAATTATAGCGCAGTATTCTGAACGGCTGTCAAGCGGGAAACGTTTGGTTTGGTTTTCAGGTTCTCTCTTAATGGGTTTGAAGTAGGAAAATGCCTTCACGAGTCTGAGGGTTTACGGTCTGAGCATGGAACAGTGCTCGGTGACGCTACGGAGTAAGCAAAGATGCCAGGATTAATTCAAAGCAGGATGCAGCCGCAACCCGACGAAGAACAAGGCGAGCAGCCCGGCGCCCCAGACGAGACCGAGGGCACCGAGCAGCCCGGCCAGCCGCAGCCAGGCGGTCAACAGGACTTCGAGCGCGTCGTCATTGCCGGCATGAAAGCGATCTACGCCGAGGGCGTCTCCGAGCAGTTGATCCAGATGATGCAAAAGGCGCAGAACCCGGCGCAGGGGCTTGCTACGGCGACCGCGCTGATTATGGGTGAGCTTGTGCGCCAGTCGCAGGGGTCGATGCCGCCGCAGGTGGTTCAGCCTGCGATGATGGACATCATGCGTTTCATCGGTGAACTTGCCGAGGCGGCGAAGATTCTGGACTCGACGCCGCAGTTGATCCAGCAGGCTTTGCCGATGGCCGCGCAAATGCTCCAGCAGGCGCAGCAGCAGGGCGCCCAGGCGCAGGCGCAACCGGGCGGCGCGCAGCCGCAACCTCAGATGCCGCCGGCAGCGGCGCAACCTCAACCGCAACCAACTGGATACTGACATGGCCGGAATTCTCGGAATGGCGTTGGCCAGATCAGTTGAAGGTCTCGGACAGGCCGGCGAAGCAGTCGGTCTCCAAGCCCAGAAGCAACTGGGCGAACTCGACCTCGACAAAGAGCGGCAAGCGGCTATCGCGGCCCGCGAGGAAACGCTTGCCCGCCTCCAATCGAGCTTGAAGATGGAAACCGCGCAGCCGCTCGCAGACATCGAGACCGCGGGCAAGATCAAAGTCGCGCAGAACACGCCGCGTCTTGTGCCAGAAGGGGTGACGGAGCGCATGCCTGGGGTGTCCGACTTCACCGCGCCGAAGACTGCGGTGCCCGAAGCGCCTGGGCAGGTTGAATTGCGAGCCGCGCAGTCGAAGAACTACGAAGCGCTCACCAAGCGCTGGAACGCCGAAGCCGACGCCATCTCGGAAGGCTTGAAGTACGGCAAAGCCCAAAAGCCGGTGATGCCCAAGATTTCGGTGGAGAAAGATGCCGACGGGAATCCGTACATGGTCGATCAGAATACCGGGGCCATCGGCGTCATCCGGCCAGGTGCGCCGGCCAAGCCGGAAGTCGGGCATTGGTTCTCGGCGAACGAACCGGCGACGCCAGCCGGCGCCCCGAGGGTGGATTGGAACCTGAACGGGCAACCGCTTGCGAACGGTCTCTCTGACGCTTACCCTGAGATCGCGGGCAAACTTCGAGGCGCGGTCCCTGCTGCTGGCTCTGCTGGCGCCCCGCCTGCTGCCGCGATCGAGCGCTTGAAGGCGAACGCGGACAACCCGAAAGCCAGGACCGACTTTGATGCGGTATTCGGCGCCGGCAAGGCCGATGCGATTCTCAACGCGCCTACAGCAACGCCCGCAGCGCCCAAGACGCCAGCGAGGCCCGCTGCGCTTGTCACCCCGCGCATGGCGCAGCCCGCGCAGCCTGATATTCCCGCCGGGACCGATGTCGATGCCGCGCGCAATGCGGTCTCTGCGGCAAGAGCGAAGCTCCAGACCTACGGCACCTTGAAGGCGAAGCAAGACCCGGCTGGTTTCGAGCAGGCGAAAAGAGACCTGGAGGACGCGCAAGGCAAGGCCGATCAGGCGCTTCAAGCCTACCAGCAGGCGCTCAGCGCGCCGACTGGCGCAGTGATTGGGTCAATCCGTAATCGGTGAATCTGATGGGAATGTTCGACGACTTCGAGCACAACCCGGCCGATCCGGGCTCGTATCGGACTTACGAAGACCTGCGCGCCCGCGCGGCGCTCACTCCAGAGGAAAGCGCGGCGGATCAGGCCGACTCGGTATCGCCAGAATCGAAGGCAGCGCTTGAGCACGAGATTGCCAGGCGCGACCTGACGCCGAAGCAGCGCGGCATTCTCGAAGGCGAGTACGCGAGCAAGTTCGGCGGCGGTACGGCCCTGAACTGGATCGACGACCAGGCGCAGAACATGTTCGCCGAATTCGCGCCCAAGGCGAGCGCGCCGCCGCAGAACATGTTTGCCGAGTTTGCCACGGCGCCGGCGGCGAAACCCCAGGCGCAGGAGCCGCGCAGCCTGCTCAAGGAAGTGCCGCTTCAACTCTACGCCGGCGCAACCATCGATCTGCCAAAGCAGGTAGGGCAGGCGATGCAATGGATGAGCGAGCCGGGACATCCGGCCTACGAAAAGGGCCAGGCGCTCCAGGATTGGGCCGCGCAGCGCGAGAAAGAAAGCCCAGACCTTGCCCCACAAACCGAAGGCCGCGGGCTGATTGGCCGCGCGTTGTCTGCGGGTGCCCGCGCCATTGCGCCCTCGGTGGTTCCGATGGTTGCTGGCGCCGCACTCGCGCCGCTCGGGGTGGCTGCGGCCGGCACCGCGCTCGCTGCTGGCACCTTCGGCCTATTCGGCGCATCCCAGGCGCAGGAGAGCTACGACAAGCTCATCAAATCGGGCGTTCCAGAGCCAGACGCGAGGCGAGCGGGCTGGATCAACCTGATGATCGAAGGCGGCGGGGAGACGCTCGGAGACGTGGCCGGGCTGAAACTATTCGGCCTCTTCGGCAAGGCGCTTGGCAAGAGCGCGGTCGATAGCGCCATCAAGGGCGTGACCGATACCGCCGTATGGAAGCCCTTCATCACGCAGTTGCCGAAGACGACGGCGATTGAAGCCTCGACCGAATTCGGCCAGAACTACGGCGAGGCGTGGGTCGAAAACAGGTTTGGCGCCGCCAACCCGGAACAGAACGACCCATTCGCGCAAGGCGTGCAGGGTGCCGAAGCTGCGCTCGGCATGACGCTGCTGCTCGGCCCCTTCGGCCTCGCCGGTTTCGCATCCAGAGCGAAGCGTAACGGCAAAATCGCCGATGCGTTGACAGACCCCGATACGCCGGAAGCCAATCGCATCGCCGCGGCCAAGATCGTGTTTGACGAGATCAAGGCGGTAGACCCCAAAGCGGCGGCGGCATGGTCTGAAAACAGCACCGTGGCGATCCTTGGCAAAGCGCCGATCCTGCTCGATGAAACCACGGCGCAGAGCGATCAGAACCTCGTGCGCGGGATGCCAGTCGAACCCGCCTCTGCGGACGCCATCACCAAGGACGGGCTCGCCAAAATCTCCGCAGCCCCCGACCTCGACACCGCTATTCAAGCCGCAGCCGATGCGACCAAAGGCCCGATTGTTCCAGCGGTGATACCAATCGTGCCGCCAAAGCGCGAAACGCCGCCGGGTATGGACACTTTTGGCGGGTTGATGGAGGACAAGACGCCGACGAACGCAGAAGACGAGGCGCTGAAACGCCTACAGATCGACCAGGCGCACGAAGAACGCGCGGCCCCGACCGCGATGGGCTCGGCCATGCAAGCGGCGCTCACGAAGCAGGACGAGCGCGACGTCACCGGCATGACGGACAAGGAATTGGACCTCGCGGGCAGGCTCACGCGCAGCGATGCGCGGCGGGCAGAGATTGCGGGCGAGCAGCAGAGACGACAGGAGGTGCAAGGTGCCAAGGCAGTACGAGGCGATACGCAACAAGCTGGCCAAGGGAGCGAAGGTGGACAGCCCGGCCTACAATTTGGCGCAGTCGAGGGCGGCGGCAATCTACAACAGCCAGCACAGGGACCGGCCAATGTCGGCGGCGCACCCGGAGGGGGCACCCAGACGCCCCGGCCTGATAATGTCGCGCTTAATCGGGCGCTGAATGCCGTCATACGGCGCCAGCCGGTTGCCAAGGACATCACGCCCTACCTGCTCAATGCGGGCCTTGCAACCACGCGGGACGACGGCACGCTCAAACTGACGAACGCCGGATTTCGCGCACGCCAACAGACTTCGCGGGCAATCGCGCCCGCACCGGCGCCCGGATTGGCGCAACAACCAGGAGGCCAGAATGGGCAAAGGCAAGAAGCCCCCGAAACCGAAGTATTAGCGCCAGCACCACCACCAGCAGCCGGGGCTGCGGCTCCGGTTGCTGCGCCAACGCTTGCCGACATTCATGCCTTGGCAGAATCCAAAGGCATCGACGTGGGCACGCCGGAATTCCGCGCGTGGACCCGAAAATCGACGGGAAAGGAGCACCTTGACGCTCTCAACCCGACTAAGCGCAAGATTCTGTTCGAGAGGTTGAAGGCGCGGCCAGCGGCGGCTGGAACCTCACCTGAATGGGTAGCCTTCCCGCCAGAATCCGGCACCCTCGGCGTGCCGCGTGCTGACATGCCCCAAATTGCGGCCGAACATCGTGGTGCCTTGGTGAATTTTCTCGAAGCGCGCGGCGTCACGCATCACCAGGAGGAAGTGCGCGCCGATTCGTTGAAACCGACACAAGCCGAATACTCGCCAGCCAAGGTCGAAAAGGCGCAGAAGTTCGAGGGCGGAGACCGCTCGATTCTTGTCAGCAGCGACAATCATATCGTTGACGGCCATCACCAGGCCATTGCGGCCGCTCGAGCGGGCGAGCCGATCAACATCATCCGGCTGAATGCGCCGATCGCGCAGTTGCTGCCGCTCGTGCGAGAGTTTCCGTCAGCGACTACAGCGCCCGCTGGCACCGCTGCGCCCGCTGCCAAAGCCGCTGTTGCGCCAGCACCCCAGGCCAAGGCAGAGCCTTCTACCGAAACAGCCGTAACTGCCAAGCAGCAGCTATTTGTCAGATGGGGCGGTCAGACGCATCCAGTCGAATCTTTGCAGGACGCGAGCGAGAAATGGGAAGCCTTCCGCGACAAGGCAGGCGCTGGGGTATCTGAGGTTGGTAACGGTGTGAGCATTGTTGACCAGACCGGTAAAGAAGTCGCCAGGGTGTCGTACAACGGGCGCGTGTGGCCAGCAGGCGAGCACAAGCGCGGGAATGTGCCGCTCTATGTGCCGGAGGGCGAGAAAGGACCAGCCAAGGTTGAAACGCCGCCGACTGTTCCACGGGAAACCGCTGCGCCGGCCGAAACGAAAGCCGCCGCGTCGAAACCTGAAACAAAGCCAGCCGCCGAGCCCAAGGCCAGCGACATCCTGAGCATGAGCAGCGCCGAGTTTGATGCCCTGATTGACGAGGTGGTGGCTGAGCGCCGGGCAGCGGCAGCCGAACCCGCGCCGACCAAAGCCGCCATCATCCCGACGCGTGCCGGAATCGTTGTGCAGCCGCTCGACGAGAAGGGAGAGCCTGCCGGGCCAGCGCACCAGGCTGGAGAGAAGCCGGTAGAAGCAGCGCCAGCCTCGCGCGAGCAGCTCATTGCCGACCTTAAGGCGAAGGGTTTCGATGGCACGATAGACCGCCTCAATCGCGGCACGATTACCGAAGCCCAAGCGCGCGACGAATTGACCGGGAAGCCCAAACCAGGCGAATTCAAGCGCGGCCAGCGCGTCGAGTACGTCAGCGGCAAGTACGAAGGCCGACACGGCGAGATCGCCGAAGCGCACGCCTTCCGCTGGTCAACCGGCTTCGGGCAAGTCAGTGAAAGCCAGATGTCCTACGAGGTCAAGACGGACAATGGCGGAACGGTACACGCAAGTCAGGCCGAAATCCGCGCTGAAACAGCCAAACCGGAGCGCGTCGTCGCCGATGTGAAAGTCGGGGACCGCTGGACGGACCCAGAGCACGCCTACAGCATGATTGGCTACTACGAGCGCGGCGCGGCCGGCGACCGGGCGGCATCATCGAGGGCAAAGAAACCCGATATGAAGGCGAAGTGGCTGCGCAACGCGGAAGTGAAGGACGCGGACGCCGCCAGATACCGCGATGCGTACAACGAGTGGGCGACTCGCTTTCCTGACGAGGCCGCAAAGATAGCGCCGCCAGTGGCAGCAGCCCAGACCGCGCCGACAAGCGTTCCGTCCGCTGCCGGCGCTCCTTCCATGACGCTGACCCAGACCAAGCACACAAAGTCCGGGGCCGATCTTTGGGTGGTGAAACTGGGCGAGCGCGTGGACGCCGGCACGTTCTCAGCCTTGAAGGCGAAAGCCACGCGCAACCACGGCATCTGGTCGAACTTCACCAAGGGATTCAACTTCACGACGCCGGCGGGGGCCGAGGCGTTCATGGGCAAGCCTGCGACGCCTGCGGCAGGACCAAGCATCGAACGCGGAGACGTGGCGCGCGACTTTCTCGCCGGCGGGCGCGGCGCGGTGCTGCCGGAGCAGCCGACTCCGCAGGCGCCACCATTGGCCGGCATGACGCCGCTTGGGGCACAGCCCTATGCCGGAACGAACTGGCAGCCTGTCGGGCGCAATATGAGCCCAGGCGCGGCAATGAGCATCCTGACGACCGGGACGCGGGTGCGCAATCACAGCGGCGCAGAGGGGACCATTCAGGAATGGGAGAAAGGTGACGGCGATAGCGTCCGCGTGCTATTTGATGGCAACAAGAACGTTTTTTTGTACGATGGTCGCGAACTTGATTTCGATCCTCGTGGCGCGGCAAGCCCAGTCAAAACCGCCGCCCAGATCGCAAGCGAAGCCGCTGCGGGCCGCAAGGTGCTCGAAGACCTGTTCGGACGTAAGGATTCAGCCCAGGTAGCCGCAACTCCCGCAGTCCCCGTTGCCGCCTCGCTCGACGTCGTTCTGACGGACGAGGACAAAGCCGATGCCGCGCAGGCCCTGGGCGACAAAGCATGGTCAGATGGGACAGCCAAGAAGTTCCTCCAAGGCTACGCCGAATGGCTCCAGCAGGGCGCGAAAGAACTCGCTACCGCCTTAGGCAAGCTCTACGCCAAGGTGCTCGCAGCCGCCCGCGCGGGCTTGCTCTCCATCGCCGTCGCCTTCAACTTCAATGCCGCGCAGCATGTTCCATCCTTGTCGATGCCGGTCACGCAGCAGACTATCACGCAGGCGGTATCTTGGGGCGAGGATAAGTATGCGGTGCGCGAGCAACGCACGCCTGCCGGGCGCTTTGCAAGCCGCGCCAAGGGCGACTTCGACGATGAGATATGGGCGAAGGTCAGGCCGGCGCTGGATGCCAATTTCGCTGAATTTACGGCAACGGGCGGCAATCCGAAAGATTTTGTGCGCCAAGTGTTCGCCACCTATAATGAAAGCATCATCCCCTACCTGAGAAGGTGGCACAAGGAATCCGCGCATGCTGCAACTGGACCCGGTAAGCCTGAAAGCCCTCGGCCGTCGCCACTGGAAGGAGTTTTGCCCGAAGAAATACCACGACTTGAAGGAGGCGGGGCAACTGGAACAGGCCCTAGACTCGGCGGTGGCGCTCACGCTCCAGGCGATACAGGAGGACCGGGAGGCGGGCTACACCCCGTACCAGGCGTGGGAGAAGGAGCGGGAACTGTACCTCCTGCTCCCGGAGGAGGAAGACCCGCAGGAGGAACAACCGGACAATCCGGCCTACGACAGCCTGGCGGAAATGAACCGGGCACTCGACCAGGAGAGCTAGTCCCGCAGGCAGAGAATTTCGTCATCACCGACGAACTGGAGCTTGGCAAGGGCACCTCGATCCAGAAGTACGAGGACAACGTCGCGGCGATCAGGCTCCTAAAGCAGATCGAAGCCGAGAACCGGGACGCGACGCCAGAAGAACAAAAAACGCTCGCCCGCTACGTCGGATGGGGCGGCATCAAGGAAGCCTTTCCGAATCCGAACAACCCCGCAAGAAAAGGATGGGAGCGGCGCGTCGCCGAGATCAAGGACTTGCTCACCGAGGATGAGCATGACGCCGCCGCGCGCAGCATCCAGGATGCGCACTACACGAGCAAGCCCGTGGTGGACATCATGTGGGCGATCGCGGGGCGCTTGGGGTTCGACGGCGGCAAGGTGCTGGAAAACTCCATGGGCGTCGGGAACTTCTTCGGCCTCATGCCGGCGCAGTTGCGCACAGGTGCGACCCTGACCGGGATCGAACTGGACAATATCACCGCGCGCATTGCGAAGCAGCTCTATCCCAAGGCCAACATCATCGGCCCCATCGGCTTCGAGGATGTGAACCTCGCCGACAACACCTTCAATCTCAACGTGGGCAATCCGCCCTTCGGCAAGGGCACGCCTTACGATGCCAATTCCAAGCACCTGAACGGCTTCACCACGCACAATTTCTTCTTCGCCAAGGCGATCGACAAGCTCGCGCCCGGCGGGCTGCATATCCAAGTGGTGTCGCGCTACCTGATGGACGCGCAAACGAATCCAGCGCGCGAGTACATCGCGCACCGCGCGGAATTGATTGGCGCGATGCGCCTGCCGTGGACCGCCTTTTACAGCACGGCGGGCACCGAGGTAGTGACCGACATTATCGTGTTACAAAAACTCGAAGAACGCGATTGGGGCCGCGCAGACGACTCGTGGACCAAGACGACGATGATTCCCGACCCGCTTGGCGGGGAGCCCATGCGCGTGAATCAGTATTACGCCGATCACCCGGAAATGATCGTGGGCCAGATGAACCGCTCGGGCGAGATGGTGATGGAGAACGACATCACCGTGCAGCCGGAGGACGGGATTCCGCTAGAACTTGGCCTGATGCAGCGGGCGATGAACTTCCCCGACGACATCTACCGCCGCGGCAAGTCCGAAGCCGACGTGAAGGCTGAATCCGATGCGGCCGTATCGGCGCCGGCGGAGACCATCGAGCAGCACGCCATCGGTTCCTACTTCGAGGAAGGCGGCAGGCTCTTGCAGCGCGTGATGACGCCCGATGGTTCGCTGCGCGCCGAGGAAATCACCGCAGCCTCGATCTGGAAGGACGTAAAGCCCGGCGTAACGACGAAGAAGGGCGAACTGAAAACCCCGAGCACCTGGGGCGAGACGCGCATTGCGCGCGTGCGCGGCATGGTACACATCCACGAAGCGGAAATGACCCTGCTCAATGCCGAGAGGAACGACGCCCCGGATGCGGAGCTAAAAGCGCTTCGCGCCGTGCTGAATAAGGTCTACGACAAGTACGTCGCCGAGCATGGGTTCCTGAATCAGCGCGAGAACGAACTGGCCTTCCGCGCCGATAGCGTTGGCTCGCCAAGACTCCTTGCCCTGGAGCACAACTTCGACGCAGGCGTATCCAAGAGCGCGGCAAAGCGCCTCGGCATCAAGGAAAAGGCGCCTACAGCCGAGAAGATGCCGATTTTCACGACGCGGCAAGTCGCCCCCTACAAGGCCCCGGACAAGGCTGCCAACGCGATCGACGGTCTTGCCATATCCATCATGGAAAAAGGCAGCGTCTCCGTCCCCTACATCGCCAAGCTCACCGGCATGGGCGAGCATGACATCGTGCGCGATCTGACCTCCGGGGAGAAGCCGGTTGCATACTTCAACCCCGCGTCGAAAACCTACGAGACGGCACCGATGTACCTCTCGGGCAACGTCAAGCGCAAATACCAGGAAGCGCGCGAGGCGGGGTTGATGGAGCAGGCCGAAGCCTTGAAAGCGGCGTTTCCGCCAGATGCCAAGGCGGGGGACATCGTGGCGCGCATGGGCGCGGGCTGGATTCACCGCGATGTCTACGCCAAGTTCGTGCGCCACCTGCTAGGGGAAGAAGCGGTTGCCGAAATAATCTTCCTGCCCGCGACGGGCGGCTTTGCGGTCTCGACCCACGGCGGCGATGAGGTGATGGTCGGAACCAAGTGGGGCTCGCCGCGCCGGGACGCGCACGATCTCATTTCGCGCATCCTCAACAACAAGGACATGGCCGTCTACGACACCGATTCGGACGGCAAGCGGGAGATGAACAAGGCGGCTACGGAAGCCGCGCAGGAAAAGGCCGAGCAAATCCGCGAGGAATTCATGGATTGGGTCTTCAAGGACTCCGACCAGCGCGAGGCGCTCGTCTCCTTCTACAACGAGAACATCAACACCCACGTCGGGCGCGAATGGGACGGCGACTATCTCACGCTGCCGGGTAAGGTGCCAGATGCAATCATCACCCTGAACCGGCACCAATTGAATGCGGTAGCGCGCTGGATCAGCACCGGCAAGATACTGCTCGATCATGTCGTCGGATCAGGAAAGACCTATACCATCATCGCCGCAACGATGGAGATGCGGCGCATCGGCCTCCTGAAAAAGCCAATGATCGTCGTTCCAAACCACCTCGTTGAGCAGTGGGCACAGGCGTTCTACCAACTCTACCCAGGCGCCAACATCCTCGCCATGCGTAAGGCCGACTTCACCAAACAGAACCGCAACAAGATGCTCGCCCGCGTGGCGACCGGGAACTGGGATGCGGTCATCTTCTCGCACTCGTCCTTCGGATTCATTGCAAACGAGCGGGGCATTCTCGTAGCGGCGATCAGGGATCAGATTGCCGAACTGCAAGCGGCGATCGATGCCGCGCGCAAGACCGAGGGCGCGAAATCGCGCACGGCTGCGCAATACCAGAAGTCGAAGGAGAAGATGCAGCAGCGCATGAAGGCGCTCTTGGACAAGCCGAAGGACGAAACGCTCACGTTTCAGCAGTTGGGAGTGGATCAAATTACCGTCGATGAATCGCAGGAATTCAAAAACCTGTTTTTCACCACGCAGCGCCGCGGTGTCGGCGGCTTTGGCAACCCGACCGGCTCCAAGCGCGCATTCGACATGTACATCAAAACGCAATGGCTGCAAAAAACGCAGAACGGGCGCGGCGTGGCCTTTGCGACCGGAACCCCGATCTCCAACTCGCTCACCGAACTTTTCACGCTCCAGCGCTACCTGGGCCTGGATGAATTGAAAGCACGCGGCATGGTGTCCCTCGACGCCTGGCTCGCCGCCTTTGGCATCACCGAGACCGACTACGAATCGAATGTGACCGGAACAAAGTACAAGCGGAAGGAGCGCTTGCGCCGGATCACGAACGCGCCCGAGATCATGCAGCTCTACAAGCAGTTCACCGATTCGGTCACGCAGGCCGATGTGGAGCGCAATTACCGTGAGGATCACGAGGGCAAGGCATTTCCGATTCCGAAGGTGAAGGGCGGCAAGGCGCGTCAGAACGTCACGGCGAAGGCGACGGCGGCGCAAAACGCTTTTTCCGAGCAACTCAACAACCGGATGGACCATCTGCCATCCGACCCGCGCATCGACAATGCGTTGAAGGTGCTCACGGACGGGCGCAAGGCTTCGCTCGACATGCGCCTGATCGACCCGAGTCAGTCGGATGAACCTGGGTCCAAGATTCACGTCGCGGCGGACAATATCTACCGCATCTATGCCGAAAACACGCACCGGCTTGGCACGCAACTCGTGTTTTGCGACCTGTCCACGCCCAATAAGCACGGCAAGAAGGATGCCGCTAAGTTCTTGAAGGAGGCGCGCGAGATACTGGACGACAAGGGCGCCGCGCCCTTTGGCGACCTGCGCCAGCAATGGCGCGAACTGCGCTCTCGCATCCAGGAGATGTACGACACGATGGATGAGGCCGAGGGCGACCAGCGCTCGATCGACCACATCGAGAAGTTCCTTGCCCAACACGACGACATCGACGCCGCCGTCACCAATGCGGACCTGAATTTCTCGATCTACGACGACATGCGCACGAAGTTGATCGAGCGCGGCATCGCGCCGCACGAAATCGCCTTCATCCACGACTACAACGGCGATGCGCAGAAACAGGACTTGTTCGATGCGGTCAACGCTGGCCGGATTCGCGTGCTCCTGGGATCGACGGCGAAGATGGGCGCGGGGACCAATGTGCAGCGCAGGATGGTCGGGCTGCACCATCTGGACGTGCCATGGCGCCCATCGGACATCTTGCAGCGCGAGGGGCGCATCGTGCGGCAGGGGAACTACTTCCGGTACAACCCGATCACGCGGGAGGATAACCCCGGCTTCGAGGTCGAAATCCTCGCCTACGCCACCGAGCCATCCTCTGACGTGTTCATGTGGCAGGCGCAGGAACAAAAGCTCGTGGCGATCGAATCCATCTCCCGCTACCACGGCGAGCGCGAGATCGAGGACGTATCGGGCGAGTCCATGAGCGCATCCGAAATGAAGGCGCTCGCCTCGGGCAACCCGCTGATCCTGGAGGATGTGAAGCTCACCGAGGAAATCCGCAAGCTCGAAGCCTCGCGCGCACGCCACCGATCGACCGAGCAGGACTTGGAATCGGAGGTTGCGCGCTACCAGCGCTACATCGACCAGCTTCCGGCCGTCATTGCGCGCCAGCAAGACTTGTCGAACCGCATCGACGCCTACAAGGCCAACCCATTCGAGGGCAAGCGGCCCACGGCGCAGATCGACGGCAAAGAGGTCAACGCCGAGCAGGCTTGGGAGCATATTGCCGAAGTCAGAAACGCCGCCCTGATGGCCGCAGCCGAGGCCAATGCGCCAGCCAGAACACAGCAAAAAATAATTGAAGAAAAAACACAAGCCGTCAAGCTCAACTCGCCTGAATTCAAGGCGCTGGAGGCCGAACATAAGGCGATCGAGAAGGCGCTTATCAAGCCAAAATTCGAGGTCACGTTCGCAGGCAAGGTCTACCGCGGCGTGGAGAGCGCACAAAAGGCCGTCACGGACAAGCTCGGGGACCATGATGCTATCCGCTTCGTTCTGGATGGCAAGGACTACATCCGCCGCGCCGACATCGAGGCGCACATCGATGATGTGGTGCGCGACTGGGCTTCCAATATGGAAGGCAGTGCGACGCTCGGCACAGTCGGCGGCATTCCGATTGAACTTGCCTGGATCAACGATCGCCTCGGCAACGGCATCAAGGTCACGATCGGCGGGGAAGTGGAATACGCCGAGCACGGCACGAAAAAGAGTTTCATCGGCCAGCCCTACGAGGTCAAGGCAGATGGCGATATGGTGCTGCGTTTGATCCAAAAAATCCTGCGCGAGACCAAATCCAATCTCACCGGAAACAAGGAGAGCTACCAGAAGGCCCTGAAAGGCATCGCCCCGTTGAAGGCGCAGATGGGCAAGCCATGGGGCAAGGATGTGGACCTGGCGAAGAAGAAGGCGCGCGCTGCCGACGTCCGCAGGGAATTGGCGGGACAGGCGCCGCCCGTGCTGGATGCGACAAAGCCCGTAGGCCACACGATTCTAGGCACGCCGATCTACATCGGCGACATCGTTCGGATGAAGACCGAGACCATCGACGGGACGAAAGTCGGCGGGGAAACCTTCACCGTGACCGGGGCGACGTGGGAAGGTAGCAAGAGGAACGAGCGCTACATCCAGGGCCAGGATACCCGCAACACGACGACATCCTACAGTTACCACGTCGAGAACGTGGCCGAAGTCATCCCAGGGGATCGGCCGGGAGTCACGCAGGAATCGGCTGATGCCGCTGGAATGGGGCCGTCGCGCCGGGCCGCTGCCCCTGCGCCAATGTCGGATGCCAATCTTCTGAAATTCCGTGCTATCAGGATGGGCGAGGGTTTCCAACTCGTGCCCTCGTTCAGCGACGTTCAACTGGCGGCTGCGCCGGGCTTTGATTTCTTCGCGCACCGCAGGGACGACAAAAACAGGACGTGGAACATATCCGAGCGCAGCACTGGACTTCACTTTGGCGCAGTAGGGGACACCAAGAAGGAGGCCATTGCAGAGGCCGAGCGGATCATTGGCGAAGTCGGCGTAGAGAAACTGCAATCGGCGATCGACGGGGCGCCGAAGATCACGCCGGAGATTCTGCGCAGGCTGGTGCTTGGTGCTGGCGAGAGCGGCACTGCGGCGCAAATCCAGCGCAGCGGCCTCCTGAACCAACCGAACGAATCCGCCCTCCTTGATCCGTCAAAGGCAGAAGCGGCCAAGGTGCAGGCCGGCATCGAAGGCAAAACCGTCCTCGAAGCGGCGCGCTTCATCGCGGCCACCGGGACAGGTTTCCAGAAGATCATCGCAGGCAAAATAGTGCAGGCCATCAACAGGCTCCAGACAGCCGGCGTCGTTTTCGATTTGAAGCTCGCGCACGTAGGCGACACCGTTCCGCGCGCTTTGCTTCCCGCCCGCGGCATCACCGCCTGGAACTTCGCCCCGAACAACAACACCGTCACCGTTTGGATCAACGCAAGCGACGTGACCGGCAAGGTCGGGACATCTTACGAGACCGTGCTGCACGAGTTGGTTCATGCGGCGACGGTTGCGATCACGCACCTCGGGAACCGAAAAGCGGCGATCGGCTACAAGTCGGCGCAGGACGTGCGCGACCTCTACGCCGTGACAAACCACGTCATTGCGCACTTCAACGCGAGGGTGGCGGCGGCGAAAGCTGGAAAGACCACGCTTACCGACTTCGAGGACAGGCTGCATCGGGGCGCATCCAACGCCTTTACGAACCCGGATGAAACGCTCGCTTGGGCGCTATCGAACCCGCAGGCGCAGGCGTACCTGGAGACCGTCCCCTATCCTGAGCACAAGTCCGCATGGACCGCGTTCGTGGACGCTATCCGCAGGCTCCTGGGCATTCCGCGTCATGCAGCCACGGCTTTCTCCGAAGTCCTGCGCATTTCCGAGAACCTGATGGGCGACAACGCGAATGAGTTGCTTGGGATCGCATCTGACCAAGGGAGCACCGAGGCTCAGACGCGGGCCGGGAGCGGGGTGTTGCAGCAGGCCAAATTCATTGGAAAATTCCCGAACATAGATAGTAACCCGCGTACCGTTTCTGAGATGAAGGCAAGGGCTGCCAAACACGCAGCAGAACGCGCGACAGCGGGGCAGGATCAGACCGAGGCCGCACGCGAGGCGGCGGGGATAGCCAAGCCGGCAAGCGAGCGCGGCGAAAACTACGATCAGGCGTGGAAAGAGTACAGCGCGCTTCCTGGAGTAGATGCTGACTATTTAGGGAGGCCGAAGATATCCGATTTGGTTGCGGGAGCGCAATTCGAGTTGGACATCGCAGGCGAAGGCGAAATAAAGCATACGCCGAAGCAGTCAGCGCGCATTCGCGCATTCATTGAAAAATGGACCGGCGCGGAAGAATCGCAGCCCGCCAGCTCGCAGGAGCAGGGCGGGACGCTCGCCCACCGCTCCACCGCCTCCGAGCGCGTCTTCGAGACCGTGCAGAAAGCCCCCGTAGTTGGCAACTGGCTCTCCGCGCAGTTCAATTCTCCCGCCTCCTTCGGCATCCTGAAACCGTTCAACACGCAACTGCACAAAGCGCTGACGCTCGCAAAGCAGGGGAAGCCCGAATTCAAGCGCGTATTCGATAAGCTCCAGGATTTTCTGAGCGACACAACGGCGCTCGCCGTTCATGCCGAGCAGCAGGCACCGACCATGTTCCGCGAACTGACTGGGCTTGGCGCGAAGTCGGTCAAGAACTACCTGGGTGCCGCGAAGACCGAGGACATCAACGCCATCGGCCCATGGCTCAACTACGGCACGCTCTACGGTGGGCCAAGCCCGATGGACGGCATCGTCTGGACCGACAAGGAACTGGCCGGCGACTTCGCGGGTTCCAAGCGCGTCAAGCCGCGCGTTCCGCCGCTCACCCTTGAACAGATCAAGCTCTACCACGAGGCGCGTGCCGCCATCAACACCTCGGTTGAGACCGGCGCCAAGTCGGCGATCTTCAAGAACGTGGAGAAATTCGGCATCACGTTCGACAAGTTCGATAGCCTCGACCGCGTGGCTGCCGAGGTGAAGGACCAACTCACTGAGTTACGCAATGACGCGCACATCCGCTACCAGCAGCAGGAAGACATCACCAACACCGCGCACGAGGAATCGCAAACCGCCGGCGACGCGGCCAAAGCGCGGCCAAAGGACCGGCAGTTACGGGTTGCCGCCGAGAACGCCCGCGCCAACTACGAGAACGAGCAAAAGGCGCTGGACGATATTCAGAAGGACATCGATACGTTTGACAGGCTGATCGGGACCAAGGATGAACCCGGCACGATCGACCAGATTGGTGACGTGGCCCACGGCCTGATCGAACACGGATACGCACCCCTTAAGCGATTCGGGAATCGCACGGTGACGGCCTACGACAGCACCGGCAAGGCGCGCTTCTTCGGCGCGTTCGACGGCACGCCGCTCGTGCCAGGCTCGGCCAACGCCGAAATGCAGCGCGTGGCCGTGCAGATCAAGGCGCTGCACCCTGAATGGGACGTGGTGACGGGCGTGCGCGACGAAGAGGCGTGGAAGATGTACCAGGGCTTGAGTTTGGATGCCCTTGAGAACTTCCTCGATCTCCTGCCCGCCGAGACGCAGGCCGAGATCAAGCGCGATCCGATTGTTCAGGAATACCTCAAAAACTCGGTCAACAACCGCAGCGTGTTGAAGGAACTGATCCACAGGAAGGGAACACCTGGCTTCTCGACCGACGTGGCGCGCGTGGTGGCTTCCTTCATGACGAGCCATGCCCGCGCGGCGAGTTCGCTCTACCACATCGGCGCGGCAAAGAACATGGTGCAGGACATCCCGCAGGAGCAGGGCGATGTGCGCGACGAGGCGGCAAAATTGGTCGATTACGTGACCAAACCGGGCGAGGAAGCGGCAAAACTGCGCGGATTCCTGTTTTTTCACTTCCTTGGGGCTTCGGTTGCCGCTGGCGCTGTCAATCTGACCCAAACGCCGATGATGACGGTCGGTTATCTGAACAAGTTCGCCTCGTTGAAGGACGTGACGGCGCGCATCCTGGCGGCATCGGCAAAGGCCGTCATGGACCCCATCGGCATCAAAGGGGCGCTCGGCCAGGCGCTCGTGCGCGCCGAGCGCGAGGGCATCACGGCGCCGCAGCAGATTCACCACTTGATCGGCATCTCGGCGAATAACCCATTTTCCAGCAACCGGGCTTTCCGCGGCTTCATGAACGTGTGGGGCAGCATATTCGGGGCAACGGAGGTATTCAACCGCCGCGTGGCCTTCATGGCTGGCTACGAGACTGGCCAGGCGAACGGCATGGGGGATGCCGCCGCTTACGCTTTCGCCAAGGATGTGGTGGCGCAGACGCAGGGGCTCTACAACCGCGGCAATACCGCCAATATCGGACGCGGCGCGATCGGGAAGACCGTCTTCACGTTCAAGCAATTCACCGTGATGTACTTGGAGCTGCTCCAGCGCTTACCGCCAAAGCAGCAACTCCTGATGCTCGGGATTCTGCTTGCAGCGGCCGGCGGCGAGGGCCTGCCGTTCGCCGAGGACATCGAGGATTTGGTAGACACGCTTGGCCAGTGGCTTGGATTCTCCACCAACACCGGAAAATGGACCGGCAAGGTGATCCGTGACACGCTCGGGGCCGAATTCGAGCGCCCGCTGTTGAAGGGCTTGGGCGGGATGCTGCCGATCGACCTGCATTCCAGGCTCGGATTCGGCAATATCGTGCCCGGCACGGCGTTCTTGAAGCCTTCCGAGATTGACAAGACGCGCGACGTTGCCGAAGCCGTGGGGCCGCTCGGGGGCGTGCTCAAGTCATTTTCCGACAGCCTGCAACTGCTTGCCCGCGGCAAATGGGACCAAGCAGCCGTGAATGCCGCGCCTAAAGCCCTCCGCGACGCCTATAATGGCCTCCACATGGCCGCAACCGGCGAATCCCAGGACATCCAGGGCCGACTCGCCTTGAAGGACGTGACCGCCGGGGAAGCTCTCGGCAAGGCAATCGGCTTTAACCCGCAGCGCGCAGCGATCGAGAGCGAAACGAAGCGCGAACTGCAACTCGATAAGAACTTGCGCATCGTCCGAATGGACGAGATGGCCAGCGACTGGGCCGATGGCATCTTGCGCCAGGATAGGGACAAGCAGGCCGAAGCGCGGCAACGTCTGCGCACTTGGAATTCCGAGAACCCGGAACTGCGCATCCAAATGGCCGATATGTTGCGCTCAGTGCAGGAGCGGGTGAAGGCGGCGCGCATGACTGGCGCGGAACGCTTTATCAGGTCAACGCCCAAGGCATTGAAGCCGGAAGCGCGATCTGCGCTTCAATAGTGATTCATCCTGACGCAAACGGATGGATCGTAATTACCGTAATCGCGCTGATGTTCATTGCGCTCGCCCTATAGGGTATTGCCGCGCGCCTTACCGCAAGGCGGCTTTTTAGTAGGGATTGGTATGGCTATATTTGGTGGCGTGGTCTAAGGTGCGTGCAGCAGTCAGGCAGTTGTTGTTGCTCGGGGCAGGCAGCGGAGTCGGGAGCGGGGGCGGTTTTCCCTCTTTCAATCTGCCGCTGAACGACCTCGGCAACGGCATCGTCAACACGGTTCCGGCGCAGTCCGCGGGTTCGCATGTCGCTACCTTCACCAGCGCCCCTGTCGCGTGGACGAAGCTCTCAAGCGGCCTGTGGGGTCCCGTTGCCACAGGGATACCCAGAAGCGGATATCTTGGGCAGGACACCGCAGTCGGCGCGTATGGCGGCTATTTTGCCGAAGGACTGGGCACGCAACTCGTCACCCCAACTGCGGCGATCCGGGACATGACGAACGCAGCATGGACCGCAGTGGGCATTACGCCAACCAAGACGGCGACCGGCATCGACGGCGTACCAAACGCTTGCACGACGCTGACCTGCACCGCGCCCGGCGGCTCGATCCTGCAAACGCTCGTTGCAGCAGCTTCATCGCGCACCTACTCCATATTCCTGCGCCGCGTATCAGGCAACGGAACAATCGTTATACAGCAAGGCGCGACGACACAGGATGTGACAGCGCAAATCAACACCGTTACTAAGACGCGCGTGTGGCTGAACGCGAGCATCCTCAACTCTGTTTTCGGCATCGTCATGGGTACGGCTGGAGACGTGATCGAAGTTGACGTCAACCAGTTCGAGCCACTCACGCCAACGCAGATTCCAACGAGCCCGATGGCAAGTACAGGCGTCGCCCGTTCGGATTGGGATACGCTGTCATTCCCGAGCGCGGGCAACATCAGCGGAACGCAGGGCACAGCCTACGCCGAAGTGGTGATGCCGAACATCGTCAACAACAACTGGTTTCTCGGGTCGGGCAACGCGGCCCTGTATCACATGGCAAGCAAACTGACTCTATTCGACGGCACGAGCAATCGTTCCGGCAACACGTTTATTCCTTCACAAGCGGTCCAGAAAATAGCGTTCAGTTGGGGCGGAGCCACCTCACAGACAGCGCTGAATGGTGTGGCGAGCGCAGTGCTCGGATTTGATGGGGACATGGGTTTTTCCGCAGCCGCGCTTTTCATTGCAGCCTCTGGTAGTGGTAATCAGCCGAATGGGTTTATGCGCAACATCCGTATTTTTCCAACGCAATTCAGCGGAGCGCAACTTGCTACACTAACAGCATAAGGAGAATCACGATGCCCACTGTAATTCTGACAGCCACCGCGGGCCAGGCCGCGAGCGTGCAGCACGATGTTGGCAAGGCGCTCAATCTCGGACGCGATGCGACGCTTGCGGAAGTCACGCAGTACGCAAGGGATCAGTTTGAGGCGTTGCACATCCAGATCGCCAGAAATGAGGCGAACCAAGCTCTCGTAATCGCGCCATTGTCGCTTACTTGAGAATACAATTAGCGGACACGCACAGCGTTGGTTGCGCCATGCGTGCCCTCGCCAATCAGGTCATCGGAGGACCATCATGGTTAAGAACAGTTTAACGCAGGCGCGACTGAAAGAATTGCTGGAGTACGATCTGCTTACCGGCGTTTGGAGACGGCGAGTATCACGCGGGAACACGAAAACAGGAGATGAGGCTGGGACGGTACAAAAAGGTGGTTATAAACGCATCGAGGTAGATGGTACAAAATACCTTGTAAACAGGCTTGCGTTTTTATTTGTTACTGGCGCATGGCCCCGTGTTGAAGTGGATCACCAAGATGGAAATCCTTCAAATAATGCTTGGGCTAATCTACGCGATGTGACTCGACCACAAAATCAGCAGAACCTCCACGCTGCACGCGCAAACAATCGCCTTGGTATTCTCGGCGTAACTGAATACTTAAGTAGATTCAGAGCGACTATTCGCGCTAATGGCGTTGTTCATTATCTTGGCCTATTTGATACGAAAGAACTGGCAAGCCAAGCATATTTAGCTAAAAAACGTGAGATGCATGAATGCGGAGAGATTGCGCGCGACGCGAGACAGTCACCAATAAAACGATCAAGATCATCAACAAGTGTTTCGGGCTTGACAGGCGTTACCTTCTACAAACGAAAAAATAAATGGATTGCCAGTTTTCGTTCCAACAGAAAATCACATTATTTGGGCATATTCGACACCCCAGAACTCGCGCACGCCGCCTACATTGAAGCCAAGCGCAAATTGCATCCATTGGGAATGCTCTGATGAAAATCACGATCAACGAAGCAAACGCGGCGCTGGTGCTCACGCCGCTGAATTTGACCTAAATAGGAGATTCAATCATGACCGCAACACCGCAAAGCCCGGTGCCATGAAAGCGATTCTCGCCACACTTGCGCTATTCGCCGCTGTAACGTCTGGCTCCGCGCTCGCTCAGGTAAGTCCGTACTCGGGCGGGACGGGAGCTCGTAATCCAAATACTTCCATTATCACCGTGGCCGGGCCGCTTACCACGGTCGGAAACTTCCTGACGACTCTGACGATCACCGCGCCGACTTCGATCACGCTTCCTACCAGCGGCACGCTCGCAACAACGGCGCAAATCACTGGTGGTACGCTTGCAGGTAGCTTCACTACTGTTACTGCCACCGGCGCCGTCACTTCCACCGCCTCTGGCAATGCTTTTATTTCTAATAGCACAGCGGATCAAACTGGTTTTGTTTTGCAGAATGCCGGTGTTACTAAATGGACCCTATACAATCGATCAGGCTTTGCCGATAACTTTCAGATTCTAAGTGCTACTACCGGCACCGGTTTCACCGTTTTACAAGCTAGCGGCAGGGGATCATTTGGCAGTGGCGCTGATGTCGTAGGCAGTCTTACTGCTACATCTTTCAACGATGATGCAGGGAACCTGATAATCAGTTCGACGAATCCGACGATTGCGAGCGGCTTCGGAACCGGGCCGACATGTTCTCCCTGCAACAATACGGCGGCGTTCAAAGTTACTGTTGGCACAGGCGGACTGGATTCAACCGGTGTAATCACCATGCCGACCGCCTCTGGCGGATGGGCCTGCCACGTTCTAAATCTGACTGACACAAGCACCGCGCATATGCTGCGCATGACAAGCATGAGCACTACTTCGCTGACGGTCACGAACTCGGTAATTGGCGGCGGCAATCAGCCATTCGGCGTTGCAAATGTGCTGCTGTTCCAGTGCGCAGCATTTTGATGCCCAAGCGCTTCCTCCACACTTCGGCACGCGACCTATTCGACCTGCTTATCGTGATCTGCTTCGGCGCAGTGGTGTATTTGCTGCGCCAACACTTCGGGGCTGAATAGCGCATGGACCTGACCAGCGCGGACTTCCGTGGCCTAGCGGCTCGTGCATTTATCAGTGCCGCGGCAACTGTCATACTCGGGCTCGCGGTGGCGTTCGTCACCGGCATGGTCGGAAAGCTCGACAAAATTGAGGTTGTCGCGACGGCGCAGGTTGCACAGAGTGCGCAGATTGCGGCGATGAAGGAAGCCGCGGACAAGCGCAAGGACGACTCGATTGAAGTCAGGGTCTCGCTCAAAGGCATCGAACAGGAGCACCGCTTCTTGATCGACGAAGTACGCCTGCTACGCTCCGAGCTGGCGGCAGAGAGGAAGGCGCGTTGATGGATGACGAGATACGCCGTTCCGTGTGGTCCGCAATCCGATCGATGCTGATAGCGGGCGGCGCGTGGCTTGCCGGAAAAAACCTGCTCGACAACGAGACTGCATCCGCGCTCGTTGGCTCGCTCACGGTCGCGCTGCCTGCTCTATGGGGCGTGCTTGAAAAGATCGTTGCCGAACGCAAGGCGAAAGCGGATCAGGCAACCGCGTTGAATGTGGGCATCGTGATTGCTGACCGCGTAACCGGTGCTACGCCGTTAGTGCCCGCGTCCGAGGTGCCCGCGCTTATCGCCCACGTCGCCCCAACGCTTCCCGACGCTCTCCCAAATCCGCTGTCTGGGCACACTTGATGGACAGCCATCCTATTGATTTTGCTTTTTTCGGCTGTTGGGATCAGTCGGGACACTATATGTTCTTGCCCGACAAAAGCCAAGTAAGAGACTGCGAACGCGGCGGAATACCTACTGAAGCGCAACTTGATGGATCGCGTTTGTTCCTCCCATATCCTGAACGTGTTGGCGAAGGCCGCGTAACTTATTTACCGGCATTGAATGTCACCGTTATGTCTTGGTGGAATCTGGTATTTGACGAACGCGGTGCAGTAAATTCTCATGTAATCTGTAGAGGAGATCAAAGAGTATCAACGATGTGGAATGTGTTTGTATCGCGTTTCCCTGATTTAGCTAAGCATCACACGAAACCAATCATCGCTATAACGTATTGATGTTCGCTGCTGAAAAACTCGCCGGCCATTAAAATGCGCGCATGTCCGCAAATCCGCGCCCCGTCAGCATTGACCGCTACTTCTGTTTCGAGAGCGGCGGCGGATTCATTTTCAGCATTGTGGGCAAGACGAAAGATGGGCGTGACGTTGTGATTGGGCGCACATACCGGTATCGGAACCTGAACGACATGATTGAGTCTGCGCGATTGGTGCGCGGCAAGAACACCGAAATTCCGATCGTTTGGAACGGAAAGAGTTTTTAGGGATGGTTCTGACCCTTGAGAATATGGCAATCGCCGTCGCAGCCTACGCGCTCTGCTGCGGCGCGGTCATGCTGCTGTGTAGGTTCCTGAAATGTTGAAAGACGGTCTGTATCGCGTGGTGACGCATTATCTGTGCGCTGGCTTCGTCGTCGAGGATGGCGGCGTTACGCAGTGTGCGCCAATCCTGCGAAAGAGGCTGTCCTACTGGCGCACTATCGCACAGTGGGTTTGTCCGTGAACCGTCAAGAAATCCTTGCATGTTGAGGCAGAACGGGTATGTCAAATGGACCGACATCGGCATGGCGATCATGGCGGTGATTCTGTTTCTCGCCGTGCTCGCAATGGTTTCCAACCCCTAATAATTAGGAGATGAAATGCTCTACTTGTTGCGGATTCTTTTGCTCGCTGTGTTTTTCTCGTTTCCGGGCGTGCTGCCTGGGTGCGCAAGCGGCACGAACCCGCTCGGCAGCGTGCTGCTCATGCCGGACATCGACACCTTCAATAAAAGGCTCGGTGCGGCTTACGTTTTGAATACCGCTGTCAGACGCGCATCGGTGTCCTTGATGGATGCAGGCAAGATTAGTGCTCAGGACGGCGAGAATACGATGGCGGCGAACGACGCGGCCAAGGCCGGGCTTGACCTGGCTGCCACTATGAGCAAGATCGATCTGGCCGCGGCCGACGGGAAGCTGAACGCGGTATCCGCGACTCTCATGGCGCTTTCGGCCTATCTGACGGCAAGGGGTCAATGATGGGACCAGGCGAGATACTGGCACTCCAAATCATCCTCGGCCTGGTTGACCGCGCCGCCGCCTATTCGGCCGCGCTTGCCAAGGCCAAGGCCGAGGGCCGCGACCTCAGCGAAGCCGAGATTCTGGCGCTCGCGCAGGATGACGACGTAGCGAGGGCGGAGCAGGTCTTGGCAATCGCCCGGCGGCGCGCGCAGGAAGCGAAGACCGCGTGACCACTTCGGAAAAAGGGCTGGCTCTTATCCGGTCCTTTGAATCGCTTCGGCTTACAGCTTACCGAGACGGCGGCGGAGTCTGGAGCATTGGTTTCGGCCATACGGACGATGTTGAGCCGGGGGATACCTGCACCGCGCAGGAAGCGCTGGATTGGCTCAGGCGTGATGCTAACGAAGCCGAAATCTGCATCCTTACGAGTGTCGAAACCACGCTGACGCAATCACAGTTTGATGCTTTATGCAGCTTGGTTTTCAATATCGGCTGCGAGGCGTTCGAGAATTCCACCATGCTGCGGCTGATTAATGCGGGCAAAATGGACGCGGCGAAAGGTCAATTCTCGCGCTGGAACAAAGACGACGGGAAGATCATTGCTGGCCTGACGCGGAGGCGCGCGGCGGAAGCTGAATTGTTCGCTTCGGCCTGAACCCCAAAACCTTCCCGAACCCCTCCGGACGGCATTTTCTAGGTCAACCCCATTAAAAAAAAGTCAGAACCAAACCAAGCAAATCGCCTTGGTTTAGGTAGCAACACCGGGAGAGCGCACGCGCGCCCTGAGCGTGCTTTTTCGTAGGGATGGCTTTGCGCAGGCGAAAGCCGAAGAAAAGCTAGTTGGCCAGAATCGTACACCCTGATTCCACCACGGAAGGCGATACCGGATTGTGAAACGGCTTTTGCCTATGAAAGCGCGCGCGAAAATAATGCTTGACGGCACAATCCGGGATGTCCCGCTATCCGGTTTCGCGTTCCGCATCGTGAAATGCAGGATCAGTCTGCTCAGCGAGGTACATCTCGATCGCCTCGGCGACCCCGCGCAAATTCTCGTCATCGCCGCACAGTTCGAGAACAGCTTCAAATAGCTTAATCAAGGTTCGCTTTCTCAGTTTCATAAGGTGAAATCATATACCGCGCGCGCCTGACCGCTCACCACGCAATCCCGCCGTCTGAATCTTGCTCCGGTTCCGCGTTACCTGCGTTTCGCAATCCGCACTGCGGGCAGATATATTCAGAACGGCGGCGTTCGATCAGTTCGCGGGCCATGCGCCAAATTATGCCAAGGCCGGGTATGTTCCCGTCTTTGTCGATTCTGCGCAATTCTTCGTCGCTCACGGGTTCGTCAAGTTTGCTCATAGCCATTCCATCGCATTTACAACGTTCTGACCGGCGTCAGTAAGGCGTACCCTGCCGCGTCCATTGATTTCGACAGACTCATATTCAATTAATTCTTTCGGCAACCCATCAAGCAACCTGAACACTGGCGCTGAAACTGGCGCCCATCCGCTGTCGTTTATCTCCATTTTAATCAACCGAAGCATGTGCTTCTGACCGTGATCTAGTTTCGTCGTCACGACTTCGCCTCGCCCCGCTCTAGCGCGCGCACTGCGGCGACAAGGGTCAGCGAAGCCCATGCATTGCTTTTAACCTCAGCCTTTGCCGCCTCGGCGACGGTGCGCAGGCGATTCAGTTCAGACTTTTCAACCATAATTGCTTCAATAAACTGCTTGTCCGGTTCATCGCTGCAATCTTCGCCGTCGGGGCCGGAGGCAGGCGCAGGTTCGGTAGTAATCGTCGGGGTACGCCGTTCCGTCGCACTTTCCGATTCGTTGGCGACTGCCTGCGCGGCCTCCGGTTCTTCGCCAGCGTGCGGGGTGAGGGCGCGAATGGCGTATGCGCACTGCGCAGCCATTTTGTAATGCTCTTTATCCTGCCATGGTGTAAATTTATTCTGTTCCTCGCATATCGTTGCGCACCTTTCGCATTCTTCCTGCGCCACAGTCGCAAGCTGGCGCTCTGCGGCCTTCCACGCTTTCCAGTTTTCGCCAGAACGCTGTGCGTGCTGTTCGCTCTCACGGCAATGACGGTCGCGCCAGTACTGCACCTTTGCAAGCTGGCGCTCGAGTTCATGGCAACGGATTTCCGCCGCTTCGGCGCGCAGATATTCGACCCCGGCTTTTTCTGCCCATCCGTGCGCGGTCTGATCCTTGCGCGATAGGGCATCTTCAAGCTCGTTCAGGCGGGCGGCAGCCTGCTCTATCAGTTCAACGCAGGCAGGAGGAACAATCATTTCGCGCAACTGCTCGGCAAGCGTCGGCTGCGCTGGCTCGGTCATTTCGTCCTCGCTGCGTCTATTGCAACGTCAAGTTTATCGGGCGTGTCGGCATTCCAAATTGTCATTTGATCCATGTAATTTTCGTCTCTATTAGGCCACCAAATACGCCACCATTGATACCTTGCGGCATCACGTTGCACGCTGACCGCATCGCCCGCAGGGATTGTCGATAACTCTTTCAGATTGGCAACTGGTATCGGCACTCCAGAAGCTAGTTCAGACACACTCGGAGATGCATAAGTTTTCCCGTCAACACTTAGTAAAACATCGCCCGTAGGGATGGGCGCTGCGTAGAGCGGAATTGATCTGCGCGGAGCATTTGCAGGCCAGTCCGCGTCAGCGCAAGTAACCAAATCCTGCGAACGCTCGTAACTGAAACCGTTGCGCGCGAAGGCACCATCTTTGTTGACGACCTGCCAAGCGCAAGGCTCCTGCCGCGACGCAGCCGCGATTTGCTCGCGCAGTTGGTCTAGTTCCTGATGCAGCAACCCGAGCGAAACAGCATCAACTTGCACCCTGCCTGCGGTTGGAATCACTTTGTGATTGAGACGGGGATCGAGATTGCCAGAGTAAGGTGCGCGCAGGCTGGCGATTTCCTCCACCTGGGCGCGGATCAGCGCGGCGGCGTCTTTTGCTGCGTTCCATTCATGGCCGGACCTACTGGAAATGTCGTCCAGCCGCGCGAGCAGGGCTTCGACTTCGGCGCTCATTTCACACGCTCGCACTTGATAGGGGACGCGGACACCGTGCGCCACTGTTCGTGGCGATGCCAGAAGCAAGTGATGGCAAACGGCTCGCCTGAGATCAGATCATCGTAATCATGGTCATTTGCTGCTTGCTCCACGTATTGAGCAACTGTATCTCCCCATCGCTCGTCGTCATCGCCGTAGCCGGATAGTTCAATGCCGGTTGGCATCCCTTCTAGCTCCCACGCTTCGCGCAGGCGGCGTGCGAATTCAACATGCCAGTCCGCACCGTAGACCATTGGCTGTCCGATAGCGTTGCGCATTTCAGTGAGAACGCGCAGCGCCATCTGATCGAACTTCGCACGCTCCGCGTCTACTTTCGGTTCTTTCATTTTTCCTCCCTGACCGCAACGATGCGTATTCCGCGCCCGACCAATTCCGGCCACCACGCGACGCCGTAGCCGCGCATGGCATGCTCTGCCGCTCTGATCGGGCAGCGGAACATTCGGCCACTCAGGCGCCCATCGGCCCGGCACACGGCGAACCATTCGCCCTTGTGCGCGATGCCGTTACGGTCGGCGCTCACTTGGCTACCTTTTTGTAAGCCGCCGCGATGCGCTCAAGTGTCGCGTCGCGCAGTGCGTCGTCTGCAATCAAGCTCGCCGTGTCGGCTGCACTCTGGTACTTGCGTTTGGCAATGAACTTGTCCACGTCCTCGACGATTTTCGCGTCTGGAACCTGGGCAGCAGCGTGCGGGTAACTGGTCTTCTCCCCATTGGCCGAGTTGGTATGCTCGACTGGGTTACGCCCCGCCGCTGCTGACTCCGGCCCAGCACCGCCGCCCGCACCGTTCGGCGAAGGGAGACTTACACCGTCGGGCGAGGCTGACTGCGGCGGCGGGCTGGATTCTTTTGCCGCTTTCAGGTATGAATAAATTGCGTCCATACAGCCTATCTCGAAGTCGGCATCGGCCTGATTCATGCGCTTTTGCGCTACCCACTTCGGATACACCGCACGCCGCAGGCCAAGTTCGCGGCCGGCGCAGCGGAGCATTTCGTCCAGCGTCATTTGATCGCCTTTAATTTTTCGACCATCGCGGCCACTTCGCTGTTAAACACGGTCACTTCCGCTTCGAGCATGACGCAGTATTCTTCGTCGCGCTGCTGCCGTTCGATGTAGAGATTCAACGGCGCAGGCAAGCGGCGATCGTATGACATGCAATCGACCCACTGCCTGTCCATCAGCCAGAGCAGCCCTTGCGTTTGCGCGCGGTGTTCCTCAGGAAATCCAGTAAGGAAGCATTGCAGGTGATTCGCGCTGTTGAACGGATTTTTTATTTCCACTACGCCGTCTGAATCAATCTTCCCATCTGGCGATCCGCCTACCCATTCAAGCGTCGGATGATGGATAAAGCCGGTTTCCTCAACTAGGGCGCCGGTATGCGCTTCGTATTGCTGGCGCGCTTCCGCTTCGTTCTCTGTGCCCCATTGCATTGCCACGGACTCATAGTGCGTTGCAGGCTGTCCCGTTAAACGCTCTATGACCTTCTCCCAGAAATAGGCTTCGCGCTTTGCGCCTGGTTTGCCTGATTTCAGTTTGTCCACTACGTCTTTGAACCGCGACGCGCTGGTAAATCCTACACGCGCAGCCAGCCACTCAGGGGAGCGCTGCTCTCCCTGCTCAAGGAATTTGTCGAAGCTGTCGTTCATGCCGGCACCTTTTGGGCAAGATATTCGTCGATCGCCGCGGCGATGCCGGCATGAGCGTCGGAGTCAGAAATCCTGAACCGCAGCGTCGTAATCATTTCCTCCGTGGCCTCTGCAAACATCTTCTTGCGCGCCGCTTCTCGCATCGCTTCTTCGGCTTTCAGTAGAGCCCTACGGGCTTCGTCGTCGATGCGCTGCTGCTCGGCACGCTTGGCTTCGGCCAGAGCCCGCGCCTCGGCGTCAATCCGGTCGCGCTCCTGGCGCAGGCGCAGTTCCTCGGCATCGCGGATTTTCTTCGCTGCGGCTTCCGCTTCGTCGCGTTCGCGGCGCGCGGCGCTGTCGGCTTCCTCGCGGGCTTGGCGGGCTGCGCGTTCGTCCGCCTCGATCCTGGCACGCGATGCCCGTGCGGCTTCATCGGCTTCCCGCTGCTGCCTGGCGATCTCCGCCTGCTGGCGCGCAATCTCTGCCCGCTGTTCAGCCATGCGCTTCTCTTCCGCCGCCTTCGCCGCCTCGTGCTCGGCAATAATTCGATCCTGCGCTTCCTTGATTGCGGCTTCGCGGGCGCGTTGCTCGGCCTTGGCTACCTCGTCAATCTGGTTTTTGATCGGCAGGCGCAGCGCGTCCAATTGATCTGCAATACGCTTCGCCTCGCTGTCGATAAAGCGGCCGTATGCCAAGCTCTCGGCCTTCTCTTTCACTCGCGCGTTTTCCAGCATGATGCTGAAAGCGTTGATGTCCTTGTAGGCGGCTTTCGCCGTGCTCATTCCCGCAGGCGTGGACACGTCGAACACTACGGCCTTGTACTTGTGTTCCAGGTCGGCCAGCGCAGCCTTGACGGGGCTGTAGGCAACTACCTCTTGCGTGCTCATTTTCTGACCTCGTGCGGTTTGCGCAGCGTCAAATCTGGTCCGCCCTTCGGATTCTTGATTGGCGTTCCAGCCAGCACCGCATCGAATAATTGCTTGGTAATTGCGATGTCGTTCAGACAATAGTCTATTACATCGCCTATTTTCCCTTGCTGCCACAGTACCGGAGCGAATGCGCCGCTGCCAGATTTGCCCGTTCCGAAATTGGCCGCACATACCGCGTCCAAGCCGTAGCCGCCATGCGTCTTGAAATTGAATTCCGGGCCGAGTCCATCTGCCGCCCATATCTCCCGCAGCAGGTCGTAGCACTCTTCCTCCAGTGGTGCGGTCCATCCCGGCGTTGCGTCGATCAGCTCGTTGTCGAATGGGATACTGTTGAACCCTATGCACAAGTCTCGTCCGCGCCAGAGCACCGCAAATTCCTCCGCATTGTCGGCGCAGAACACGCGGGCGCGGTCCTCAAGATAGTCATACACGCCAATTACGGAAATGCCCATGTTCTCGAAGTCGCGCCAGCCGGCGCAATACTGGATACCGTCAATCGTGGAACCGTCCCTATTCGGAATAGCCTTGACGATTTCGCAATCGTAAATAATCGCGTTCAGTCTCATGTTTTTTTCTCCCTGATAAATTTCCGCCTGGCAAGCATTGCCGCTCGCATCGTCTCGTGCGCTTCGATGTCGCCTGCTTCCTTGGATGCGGCGAGTATCTGAATCCAGCACGCCTCGGCCTGCTCGTTCGTTTCGCAAATCTCGATCGCCGTCAGCCAGTCGGCGAGGGCTTTCTCTGGCATCTTCGCGCCTTTGCCGCCGCGCCCATCGTCGTCGTCCCCGGATTCCGCCAGCCCGCAGATTGCTTTCAGCGTGATTTTCTCCAGGTAACTGTTCGTGCTCGACCGCGCCTGTATCGTATTGCGGCCGGGGCCGGTGTCAGGCGGTCCGCCCTTTGAATCGCTCTCGGCGTGCCCCATGACGTGCCGTAGCGTACAAGTGACCTCGATCCAATCCTTGTCATCCTTCGTGGTGCGCCACGACGCGCTAAGGCCGTGCTTGGATAGCGCGGCCGTCACAGCAGAAACGATGGCGTATTTGTCGGCGTATTTTTTTCCTTTCAGTGGGCCGTCCGTTACCGGGGTACTGCGGATGATTCGCGGCACATCGGCCTTGAAAGCGTTGAATGCTGCGTTGTACGCTCTGCGCGCTTCGTTGGCCTCGTTGCGCTCGGCGAGTTCCATCAACGCCTTGATCGTCGCCGGGTCCATGCCGGTCTGCACCGCGCGGGCTACCATGGCCATAGGCGATTCTGGCGCGGCTGGCGTGCGGTCCTCGGCGCGGCTGTACGGCGTTTGTGGCGCTACGATTTCGGTGCTCATTTTTCCCCCTTTTGGAACTCCAGCGTCACCGAGCACCGCGCCCCGCGATCACCGAAAAACCGCAAACCCGTAAAGGCATTTTCTCAGTCAAACCCATTAAAATAAAACCTTAAAACCAAACAAACCCTCTAGGTAGCAACACCGGATGAGCGCACGCGCGCCCTGAGCGTGCTTTTGGCGTAGGGCCTGGCTTTGCGCAGCAACGCGGAGAAAAGCCAAGTTGGTGAAAATCGTACACCCTGATTCCGCTATGGAAGGTGATACCGGATTGTGAAACGGCTTTTGCCTATGAAAGCGCGCGCGAAAATAATGCTTGACGGCACATCGTGAAACGTCCCGCTATCCGGTTTCGCGTTCCACATCGTGAAACGCGGGATCGGTCTGCTCTGCGAGGTACATTTCAATCGCCTCGGCCACGCCGCGCAAGTCCTCGTCGTGTCCGCATAGTTCAAGCACGGCTTCAAAGAGTTTTAGCAAGGTGCGTTTTCTCAGTTTCATGGCGCGCAATCATACCTTGCTCAGCCTGCACCCTGCGCAGCGTTGCCAGCACCGCTTCCAGCCGCGCAATCCGCACGTCGGCCTCGGCTTGGGTCATCAACCGATTGTGGACGTGGCGCGGATAGGCGATTTTATTCACGCCGAGCGCCCTTTCAATCTCGAAAATTTGCTCGGAAAGGGTAGGGGCACTCATGCCTCTGCCTCCGGTTTCGCCGCTTCCTCCGCCTCGCGCCTGGCTTCGTGCATCTTGAGCCACGCCCTTACCTTCTCCCGCGACCCGTAGCACTGCGGCGTGACTTCGTTGTAGAGAAACGCCACGAATGCAGGCAGGTTATTGATGTTGTCGTCATCTGCACGCCCGCATGCCTCGAAAAGATCGTTCTCAAGCACTGCGGTCAGGAAATGACCAACGGGGATGCCGTGGTCGATGTAGAGGCGCAGGGACCGCATCATGTGATCTGGGATAATCCAGTGTCGAAACGCATAGATCATGGCTTGGTTTCCTTTTTGACTGGCTGCGCACGCGGCTCCCGAGGTTTGCGCGGCTTTTGGTTCACAAGCGCAGCCAGTGCGCGCAGGTCAAGCACCGGCACCGTCTGTTTGTAAATCTCCGTTTCCTTGGCGTCTCCGTCGATCTCGAATACCTGAATGCGGTGCATGCTCCCTCCTTTGAAATTCCTACTTCGTCAATTCCTTTAGTGTGAACGGCGACACCTGCTTGCTAAACACATGCGTTACCGATACACCGCCTACGTTTTCTGGTTTAGGCGATAGGAAGCGCAACCTCTCAATAAGAATACAAATATCAGAGCGCAGCGCATCGTTTTCCGCCTGTATCGCGTTCGTTTGTGTCGATCCAGGATACAGTTTGCCGACGTACAGACCGCTTCCGTCCGGCACTATGAAGCGCACGGTCTTCTTCTCCCAATCGACGTTTGCGTTAAGAGGCCAGTCTTCGCGCAGAACGTGATTCACCTTGCTGCCTCCTGTGCAGCACGCTTCTCTTTGCGTTCCGCGCTGCGCGCGTTGTCCTCATCAATCTGCTCCACGTATGCGCGATTTTCCAACCATGCGAGGACTGTATCGTTGTCGCGGTAGAACATACGCGCAGCAACCGGTGCTTGAATTAGACCGGCGATAGCAGGGTAGAGGGCGCGCACTTTCGAATCGGTAGAACAGTTTTGGAGCCACCCGGCGAGACAATGCGTGGTGCCGCAAAAGGCTTCTTCGGCGCAAGTCCGGTTTCGCCATTCGTCGTTTGCGTGCCAATGGCCCATGTTGAGCCGCTTGGTGTCATCCAAAATCAACTCGCGCACGGTATCGAGGTTTTTGATTGCCTGTTCGTTGGTCGCGATGGGAATATCATTCACCGCGCCACGGAGGTCCGCGCCACGGAGGTCCGCGCCACGGAGGTCCGCGCCACGGAGGTCCGCGTCACTGAGGACCGCGCCACGGAGGACCGCGCCACGGAGGTCCGCGCCACGGAGGTCCGCGTCACTGAGGACCGCGCCACGGAGGACCGCGCCACGGAGGTCCGCGCCACGGAGGTCCGCGCCACGGAGGACCGCGTCACGGAGGTCCGCGTCACGGAGGTCCGCGTCACGGAGGTCCGCGCCACTGAGGTCCGCGTCACGGAGGTCCGCGTCACGGAGGTCCGCGCGTGCTTTAACCGCTGCCTCGACGCACAGCTTAACGCTTTCGGTTTCGAGTGAGAACAGAACCGCACCACTGAATCGTGATTTGATTTCAAATTTCATTTCGCGTCTCCCTCCATTAGATAAAATTCAATCGCCTTGACGCATCGGCCTTCCGGCCAGGTCCATGTCGCTTTGGTAACTCATTGCGCTGCTCCACGCATTAACCTCCAGCCTTTTGTGTAGTAGTACTCACATATCCTGCATCGGCGTGTTCCGGCTTTTAGAACGCGAGTGTTTTTTTCATTAAACTCATGTCCATGATCGCAATGTGTCTTTGCCGCATTTGTTACGGTTATATTTGCCCCTCTATGGGTATTGGTGTTGTGACTCACTGTGTTATTTCGTACCGGTTCCGAATGGTAGGGAATATGTTTCCATGTTTTCCTGTTTTTAATATTGTAGATAGTGGTTTCTGTAGTTCCGTAATCCTTCGCAATCTTACCGTACGGCCTTTCGTCATTGAGAATCGCTTTAACCGATGTCTCGTTTAATTGTGAGTTACCATTTCCTTCGCCTACCGCACAATTGCCGCTGCGCATCGTGTCTATAGCGTTCTCTTTTGGAGTGCCTGCGTATAAGTGGTCGGGGTTCACACATCTTCTGTTATTACATTTATGACATATGAAAAGACCATCGGGGACAGGACCGTTGTGCAAAGTCCACGAAAAGACGTGCGCTCTATAGTGCTTATATTTAATATCGAGTCGGCCATATCCATCTTTTTCCGTTGAACCTAGCCAATTCCAGCAACTCTCTGTTTTTTCGACCCGCAACCAAAAGCGCTCGATTGGATCAACAAATCGTCCAAGCAAGGTATGCCTTATCATTTTCCTGGCCTCAATGGACTGCCGTAGGTGGTTAAATCACCTTCTGCGGTGGTGACGTGTTTGTCCGCGCGTTCGTCCGGTTTGTCGTCGTGAAAATCGGCTGGAGTCAAATTGAGTGCCCAGTAAGCTCCGCGCGCAAATCCAAGCATGTACAAATCGTCAATCGCAGGTATGCGAACAATTTTTGGCATTTCGCCAAGGTCAACTTCAAGCTGGCTGCGAGCAGCGGCTTTAATATCTGATAAATTCATTTCTCACCCTCCCTGATCCGGCGCTCTTCCCATCCGTCGCCCGGCTGGTCCTCCGCTGCGATCTGCGCCTTGACGCAGCGAGCGCAGTAGTACCGTGCTCCGCCCCATTCGCAGCCATCGTCGTGATCGGTTTCGCCCCAGGTCTCGCAGACGTAGCAGATTTCGTAGCTCATGGCGCCTTTGAATGCATAAATTTTATCCATTCCTGAACATCCTGCGCTGCCTGCAAATATGCGTCGCTCGGACGAATAATTCCACCATCCATAATCTTTTCCTGTCCCGGTTGATACGTTTTCCAGATGCGATAGCGCAAGACTGCCGGGAGCTTGTACCAATGCGTTTTGCATCCCCACATAGCGGGCGGTACTTGCTTATCGCATCCAGGCCAGTGGCAGAAGTGCTCCCGCGACTGCGGTTGCGACTTGACGTAATCCGCTTTGCTCATATCACGCTTTCCATTTCGGCGCCCTAGCCCCGCGGTCGAGAACATAGATCCCGCGCTGCCTAAGGTAGGCAATCGCCCGCGCGCGCTTTTCATCCATCGTCACCGCGCGGGGCAGGGGATCAACCGGGCGCTCGATTTGCTTTACCAGTCTGAGGCGAAATTGCATGGCTTCCTCCTATGGTGGCGTCGGTAACTCTGCTGCCATCGCGGTATCAAGCGCCGCATCCAATCCCTCCGGACTCATGGGTTGCTCAATGCCCAATTCGGCCATATGATCCTCTAAGGCATTCTGATCCGGCACCCATTGACGCAGCCAGCGGTATCTAGCCGCATCTTTACGCAGTTCGGCAAGCTCGGACGCGGAAATCGGAACGGCATCGTGCTCAGTCATGGTAAATCGTCGTGCTCAGTGTAGCCGCATTCGTCGCAGGTCCAGACGTAGTAACCGCATCCGTCCGCGTCGAATTCTTTTTTGCGCGTCCCGGTTTTATGCGGGCAATTTCCCATCGCGCGTTCCATCGCGTTATGCTCCCGCAGGGCCGTGGCTTGCGCTTGCTCGCGTTCGATCTTCAGGAAAGCGTTGCGGCTCATGCTGTCGCCGTGGTGATAGCCGCGCGGGCTTTCTCGCAATCCAGACTGAAATTGGCCGGTGACCCTTCACCCAGGCGGTTAAATAAATACACGATGTCACGCTCATGCGATAGAACACGTTCGAGTGCAGCAAGCAGATCAGGCGCGGCGGCTACAAGTTTCGCATCTTGCGGCAGCATTTCAAGTGTGGTGTATGTCTCATCCGCACCAATTTGGACATACGAATATGTCGGGCCGTGAATTGATTTCATTATTTTCCACGGTCCCTGCGTATGCTGTGTGCTCATAATCTCGTCTCCCTCGTTATCCTGCAAGTGCGCAGTCCGGGCGAGCCCTCCTTTTGTCCGCCGAGACTGGAACCTGTTCAGCGCTTCGTCTTAACTATCAAGCCGTGGACTGTGCGGAATTTAAACTGCCGCAAACCTGAGCATTCTTTGCACTGTCTGCGGCCATCCTTGGTGACATAAATATTGTCTGCGCTTAATGGATGACCGTGAAAGCAATACGTCTCTGTCCGGGCTATCTCACCACCCTTTCGGAAAATCGTTTTGGAAATTCCCATATATTTTCTCTTGTCAGCAGCATCACGCAGGTTCTCTAAATTTGTACCAGCAAACAAGTGGTCTGGATTAACACAAGATCGAACATCGCACCTATGGCAAACCAACAGTCCGTCGGGGATTGCTCCGTGGGCCAGAGTAAATGCGAGGCGATGCGTTTTCCAACTTTTATTACCGGCCCACACAGTTCCGTAACCCTTCTCGTTTCTAAGCGACCCCATCCAAATCCAGCACCCGGAGAACGGGATGCGCTCTATGTGGCGCTCCAGCACTTCCCATTCCATTCCGTGTGTCACATTACGTCCCATAACTTGTACGATACACGATTTTGTGGTATGGTCAAGTACTTTTTTAAAAAATACGCGGATTTATTGTATGACAGCAAATGAAGTGCGCGAAATGTTGCGTGAGCACGTCGGCGAAGGCACGCAAGTTGAATTAGCAAAGAAAATGGGAATTTCGCCCACATACTTGAACGATATTCTGCAAGGCGCGCGGGAACCCGGCGGCTGCGTGCTCGATTGGCTAGGGCTAAAGCGGGTCGCGGATTACGTTCCTAAGCGCAAAGCGAAACCGGCATGATCGACCCTACCACGCCGGAATTGCCCGCCGAACGTTGCGGCAACTGCGCGATGGCTCGTCCGGCTGACGATGCGAGCGGTATCCTGCACGCTGCGGGCTGGCTGCACTGCGAGCACCAGCGCGCGTGGGAGTTTGTGTCCCCGAATTTTGAGTGCCACTTTTCGCCCGCTCTCTGGCAGGCTAAACCGGCGGGAAAGCCGTGAAGGACTGGAAACTCAAGCGCACGGCCCAATGTCTGAAATGTCCTTGGCGCGTTGCGACTGATCCGCACGATATACCAAACGGCTACGACGTGGAAAAACACCGCGCGCTATCTGCGACGATTGCAACGCCCGGCGACATATCCGGCATTTTCGAGCCCATGCGCGTTATGGCGTGCCATGACTCAGGCTCGGCGCATTGCGTCGGATGGCTCGCAAATCAACTCGGTCCTGGCAACAATATTCCGCTGCGCATCGCCATGACCGGCTGTTCTAACGCAAAATCGATCCGGCTTCGCGGAAAGCAGCACGCGACATTTGAGGACACGCTGCCATGAAATCGCTGATCCCGCCGATCCTGCACCGCCTGGGCCCCCTCTCAATCGAGCGCATCGGCGCCGAGCTCGGCAACCCGAACGATCGCACCCTGCGCGCCTGGCTCACTGCGCTGCGCGACGAAGGGCGCATCCATCAGGTCTACGCCGGCCGTAGTGATTGCAACGGCCGGATTTACAGCTACGAGATCGGGCCAAGCTCCAGGCCGCTGCCGACGATGCGTGCAACCGAGTATCGGCAACCAATGGCCACGGGAACGCGCCCGGAGGCCGTGCGGCGGCTGTTCCGGCTGGATCAATAGGAGGATTTCATGAGCGAACGTGGTCGTAGGCTTGAATTGTGCAAAGAATGGGGCGATAGCACCGGAGGCGAGTATTTCGATAGCTGGCTGATGGAAAAAGTTATTGCGATTGAGGCAGAGTTACAAAAAGCGAAAGACAAATATACCGCGCTATTCAACAAGACGCAGAGTACAGCTATGCACGCATCCGCGGCGGAAGGTAATGGTTGCTCCGATTGTGCTATCGATCAAGAAGCGTGCCCTGTCTGCTATCGTGTTTGGTGGAATAAGCGGCATCCGAACACGAATATCGTTGCCGCTGACGATTCAGAGGTGTTCGCGGCTAACCGTCGGGCAGAAGCCGCCGAAGCTGAATTAGAAAAAGCCACTGAGGCCCTGCGTCGGCTTTCCAGGCTGGAGTAGGGGTGCGCGCAATCGCGGTCCTGTTCGCCCGTGCGGATTCGGTTTATCGGACCCTGCCGGAAGTCGATATATGGGATGTGGAGCGTGATGCCAAGCGCTGGCCGGGTGGCTGTCCGCTGGTTGCGCATCCCCCATGTCGCGCATGGGGACGCCTGCGCCAGTTTGCGAAACCGGCGGACGGAGAAAAAGCGCTTGCGCTGTTTGCGCTGGCGATGGTGCGCAAATACGGCGGCGTGCTGGAGCATCCGGCCGAATCGACTCTCTGGATTGATGCCTGCCTGCCGCGACCCGGACGGATGCCGGATGCGTTCGGAGGATACACGGCGCAGATCGATCAATTCGACTTCGGCCATCGCGCGGAAAAAACCACATGGCTGTATATAGTCGGCTGTCACCCCGACGATTTGCCGCTGATGCCGGCGCGCGACGGTGCGCCTACGCATTGCGTGCGCCCGACTAAAGCTTATCCCAGGCTGCCATCAATAACCAAACCGGAGCGGGAGCATACCCCGCTTGCTTTGGCACAGTGGCTCTGCGAGGTTGCGCGCCGCTCCAGCATGGCGGATTTAAGTGAGGAACATCAACAATGACAGACAATCAAGCCATTGCGCAAACACTCGACTACCTGCGCCAATCTAACCATAAAGAGCACGTTATTGCGGCTAGGTTGATTTCTGACTTACTCAGAGAGCTTGCGCGCCTGCGCGCCGAGAAAGGCTCCTTGCTGCGATCTGCGGTAGTTGTGGACGCGGGTAAAGCAACGCCGGAACAAATCATGCGCGGGGCCGCCATCATGAGATCGCTGAAAGAGCCGAAGACCTGAGCGGGTGCTAAACTGACGCGCAACCGGCGCCGCTGGCTCCCTCCCGCGGCACCGGCCAGGCTCCGGATCGCTTATCCTATGTCGCGCATGCGTTCCGGGGCCGACCCGAGATGCTCGGCGCGTGCGGCAACCGGGGCCACGCGCGGCTGAGACAGCCCCCGGCGCGCGGGTTGCGCTGGGGGCGAACAGAACGCTTGAAGCGCGCGGTATCCTATCCTGCGCGAGTAGAGCCAGGCCGGGGTCGGGCGTGACGTTCGCCCCGGCCGCCTACGCTAGGCGTAAAATTCCTGACCGCGACTGTCGTACAGTGCGTTGGATGCCTGCTCAATCTCCATCCTGAGCATAGACTGATCGTTGTACAGTACGCGACTATCGTGCTCATAATCGATGCTGACGGGGCGGCTGTAGCCGCTCGCGCGTTGCACGTCGATTTTGACGATGCACAGTGCGTTGGGAAAATGGGCGCGAACGACGCGGCGATATTCGCGCGTCAGTGCGGCAATCCATTTATCGGTATTGAAACCCTCAGGGGAGTCGCCAGTGAGATACTGGTCGGAGATGATTACGGTAAAGCGGCTGCGGTTCCGGTGGTTTGTCATTTTGCCACTCCAGCCCCTGTATTCCCCGAGGCGCGGTGTTCCGCGAAATCGCGGTACAACTGAACTATAAATAATGTGTAAAACAAGTCAAGCGATTTTACACATTTATTTTAGAATATGATCGTCAGCCGCAGAAAACCAGGACCGGACCACTCGGCGGTGATGCGCGGGATTGCGCGGATGCGCCGGTTTGAGCGCGAGCGGGCAGCCTGGGTCAGATTACACCCTAACGCGAGTGCGGACGAAATCCGCCACGCCGTTGACCGCATCGCAGCGATGATTATGCCGAGCGCT